CTGCCAGTTGAGTCTCTGCCCCGATAGCCTGCCCGCCAAGTTGGCCCGCAAGGCCAACTTCGCGGCCACCCAACTGAGCACCAGCACCAATGGCCTGACCAGCTAACCCGGCACCAATACCCATTTGCTGTGCTGCCAAGGATCTACCACCTTCAGCAGCCTGTCTACCAAGAGTCTGTTCTGCCCCAAGAGCCTGTCCGAGAGCACCAATTGCACCTGCTTGTCCCCTACCCTCAACACCAGCACCTAACCCGGCTACTGACCGAGCACCAGCTGCCTGTGCGCCAAGACCTGTCAGACCAATCTGACGAGCCGCACCCTGTATGGCAGCATTCTGGCGTTCCAGAGCACCCTCACCACGAGTTCGGCCAGCTGTCTCCTGAGCAAGTTGTTCTCCACTTAGACGTGAGAAAGTCGAAAGACGCTTCTGTGTCATCCAATCTGCCAGCTGATTCATGGAACTACTCTTGGCCTGGGCAAGACTGTCCCTGACCCCTTGCACCATCTTTAACCCAACAGTGGTGTTGGATAGCCCACGAGAAGCCACGTTCTGCTGCATCCGAGCAACATCCTTGGTCTCCCTCTTGGCAAACTCATCGGCTATCTCTTTCTTCCTTGCATCTCCCAGTTCCTTGGCGTACTCCATACCCTTATCAAAACGAGCTTGATAATCACCGCTCAAGGCAGTCTGATTCGAGATCATCGAGTCCAGCAACTTCTTTTTCGAATCACCCAGATCAGTTGCTTGCGCTGCACCAAGACCACCGTAACCCTTCTGAACAGCGGCCTCTGCTTCTTGGGCCTTCTTGACTACTTCCCTACCGGCTGCGCCAGCACCCTTAATACCACCAAGAGTCTTGGTAAGTGCCTCACCAGCACCAGTTCTGGCAGTACCGATATCAGTCTTGTACTGAGTAAGGGCATCGAGTTTGCGCTTTGCAGCATCCTTCTGGGCAGCTGTTGTCGCCCCTGCCAACTCGCTACGGGCAGTAGTCATGGCAGCACCCACATCACCCTTGGCTGCGGTTAAGGCTTGACCTACACCCTCACGAGCAGTGCCAACACTCGCTTGATAATCAGAAATGGCCGCCCCAGCTTTGGTTGCAACCGCCTCTTGGGCCGAGGTAACAGCCGATTGAACATTACTAATAGCACTCTTTATGGCATCAGATGCGCCCGTCTTTGCGCTATTCAACATGTTTGTCAGCGAAGTCTTCTCGGCACCAGTCGCCGTAGCAATCTTGTCCGAAAGACCTGATATCTCATCTGCGGCAGCAGTACGAGCAGTCTCATTACCGCTTTTAAGACGACTAATAGCAGAAGAAACATTTGACTTGAGCGCGTCCTTTTCGGTCCCACCAAGAGTCTTTATCTTGGCAATATTCCCGTCAAAGATAGCAGTTGCCTTGTCGGCAGCGTCCCCCGAACCAGTCTTTATAGCGGACAAGTTGTCAGAAAGCTGAGTTTTGACATCACCCTTTAATGACGAGAAGGCACTCGCAAGTGACTCCAACTGCAAAGGTCCAGCGGTACTGAGAAAAGTCTTGAACTCACTTAGAGGGAGTCGAGCAAGACGAAGCTGCTCCTTAACAGCAGCCTCACGTTTCTTATAAGCAGCCTGGGCCATTTCCAGAATCTGCTCCATGTAATCTTTGTCTGGACTGCTGTAGCGATTAATCGGGTAATTTTGTTTAACCAATCCCGATGGAGAGACAGCAGGATCCTGCTGACCCGGTGTAATCGGATCATGCGTTATCGAGGGTCTAATCCCCGACTCAGGATCTATATAAGGATATCCAGGGACCGCCATTACGTTATCTCCTACCTAATTTTATCACTGCTCACGTCCTAACCCACCATCGGGTCCTCATCAAGTCATCCACCCAGCATCCATTAGATTCCGAAGATTGGATTGTGAGGCTTGTGTTCGCGGCCCCGCCATGCGTCGTCCCGCCGTAGGACCTTGTGGAACAGAGGCTAGGGAACCCGGCATCGCTCCACCCATCATGCCTCCACCCATCATACCCTCATCCATCATGCCTCCACCCATCATTCCTTCACCCATACCCGCCATCGCTCCCATACCCGGCATCGCTCCCATACCCGGCATCGTTCCCATATCCGGCATCGTTCCACCCATCATACCCTCATTCATCATACCCTCATTCATCATCCCGCCATTCGGCATTGCTCCCATGCCCATCATGCCAGAACCCTCCCACGCGGGGCCAGGGGCCAACGGCTGGCTGAGACTAGGCTGGTAGCCGGGACCACCGGATCTGTATCCACCACCCTCACCCAACATCGCACCCGCAGGAGCGCGACTGCCACCCCCTGCTGGCAGACTAAGACCTTGTGGATTGAATTGTGCCTGGGGTTGATAAGTCAACTTTCTCCTACGAACTTGTGGAGCAGGTGCCGATGGTTGCCCCGCCATCATCCCACCATTCATGCCTCCATTCATGCCACCATTCATGCCTCCATTCATGCCTCCATTCATGCCTCCATTCATCATCCCTTCATCCATACCTGCCATCATCCCTTCATCCATACCTGCCATCATCCCTTCATCCATACCCGCCATCATCCCACCATTCATCCCTTCATCCATACCACCGGGGAAGTCTTGCGGGAAGCCTTGACCGCCACCCAAGGTCGCCGCTGGGCCAGCACTGTTCTGCATCAAACCAGCAAGAGCAGGTGAAGTGCTTTGGTCGGGCCTACGTCCAGCAGCCTCAACCGCCTCACGCGCCTCGCGTTCCCTTCCCCTCTGCGCATACGCCGCTGCCGCACCACCAGCACCAGGAGTTGACATACCACTGTATTGCGGTGTTCTGTCACTCAATCCCATATTGGCCCGCATGAGTCTGTCGTTAAAAGACTCAGAGGGATCTCGCAAATACCCCGATCTTGTATTTCCCGTTGGTCGTGCTGGATTATTAGGTCCTCTTGGACTAGCCATAATAAACTCCCTGGGCTCTATTCACGAGCCCGTTAAGACTTGGATAATTGTTTTTAACGACAGGACCAGCAGGCCGCTCGGCCCCGGTCGGGGTGGTAACAGGCCGAAGTGTTGCCGCCTGATTCAACGGAGCAGGAACCCCGGTCTCTTCACCGGAACCTAACCCCACATTTGCTCTTGGAGGAGACTGTACAAAAGGTCCTGGGACTCTCTCGGCACCTATTCCCCTTCCCATGAAACGCTGTACTCCAAAACTCCCCGGTAGCGTCCGAGAAGCCAATTGCTTCAGAGCACTAGATCCAGGTGCTCCAGCAGCACCCGGAGCAGCTCCCATATCCATACCGCCACCGTAGTTGAGGTACTCACCAGCACCACCAGTGGTAGCAGTCGTGTCGCCTAGCCACTCCGTATTCGGATCGAAACCCTCCGATGTGGCAAGCGTATTAAACCAGTAAGGTGTAGTCATCGTTCTATAGCCCTACCCAATTGGAGCCATTGAAAACCTGGACCTCGTTCGTGTCGGTCGTGTAGATGACACGACCGACATCAGAACCCTCCGGGCGAGTATCGGGAGTTTGTGTAAACTTCTCCAGCACAATCTTAGGACTCGTGACAAACTGCGCAAGCCTTCTCTCTCGCACAGAGCCTCTGGGTATCCTCGGAGGATTTACCATTGTCGTGTCCTTGGTCCATCGAAACTATCCACCTCAATCCCCAGAAACTCCATGGAGAACTTCTGGCCGGAGGTGTTGTTCCTGACCCTTATGAAAATGTCATGCCCAATAACCCGAGCCCGATCACTCCGGTTACGACCAGCAGCAAACGTACCGTTGGCCTTACTCGAACCAGCCTTGGCCGCTTCAGCCGTCTCTGCCGCATACAAGTCCCAGGTAACAGGATTGCTCCCGGTTCCCACAGAACCCTTCATTTCAGTCAACATCAACTTGGGGCGATTCTGTAGTTGAATCGGTCCAAGATACGCATAAGCATCAATTGCTGTCGCATCGTCATTTGAAGCCGGAGTATCGTGATCAAACTTGCGGATGTAACCATCCTGACCGCCAACCAGTATAGCTCGATCTGCTACTGCATCGCCATCAAAGACATGCACACATGTGGGGTTGTGATCATTAGTGGCAAACTTGTCCAGCCACCAACTGTTGTTCCTCGTGTCGTAGAAGTAATGAGTACTGGCACCACCACCGAGATCCGTGACAAACACGTTGACACCCTTCTCTCGATCGTTCCATGCCATCCTGACCAAGCTAGTATCCAAGTTAACATCAGCCAGACGTTCTTCTATCGACCCCTGTGTGACGCTCTGAGGCTTACTCCCCGGAACCAGACGATAGACGCCACCCCGGCTACCAAAGAAGTAGGCACTGCCATCTGGAGCAATACACCATGCTCGACCCCAGGCACCACCGATTGACGTACTAATAGCATCAATACGACCACTCTCCGCCGGATCCCCAGTCATCTGGTAGATACTGTGATCCCCGAGAAATACCAAGATGTCGTCAGAGAACGGTATCATTCCGTTGATAATATCGGGGTTCTTACCAGCTTCCTGCTGATTACCGGCAACCGCCTGAGTGGCGTTTGCCGTACTAGGAGAGTAGTCCCAGTCGTTAGCATCCCGCATTTCACTCATGAACCAGTTATGCTCGTCCCCCTTCAGACCACTCATCACGATACGACCACGCCAAGTCTCGATTAACCGTGGCCGATCACTACCACTAGCAGGCAGTGTTCCTGGTGATGCCGACCAAGTTGCAACCGTATTTGTGGAAGCAGTCCACTTCTTCTCGTTGGCCCCATCGGCAAAGTAGACCACCCCATCCAACTGGGTACTAAAGACAACCGGGGCAGTGGTGCTCAAAGCACCACTGCCGTTGGTGGCCGTCGTAAACGCACTGGAGGTGAATTTGGCAACAGTCCCATTCGTCACGGTATAGTTGATAATCGTTCGTTGCGTCAGAGCCGTCTGCCCAGTCGCCACGGCCCTGGCCACCACATGACCCATCTCTTGGATCTGTCCATCAGCAGTACGAGCATCGACATACTTGGCAAGTCCAGCTCGCTGCGCACCCCGACTGCGGCCCGTAGCAGGATCAAATGCCCGAACATTCTGTAAGTCTACGCTCGACCCACGAGGCTGGTTCTCATACGCAACTGCATCAACTAAACCATTAACGGGCCAAGGCATATCGAACCTTGTCTTCCGCCTTGGCATTAGGAGAGCGTTGCTCCATGATTTGCGAGAATTGCCCACACGACGTTGGAACCCTTATCGACACTGATCAGCGTCAGCACATCACCGGCATCCGCCATAGTAGCGGTCGTTTCAGTACCACTACCAGAGTTGAGGATCTCCCCACCGGCACCAGTGATAGCCAGATCGCCGCCATCAGTCTTCAGACAGACAGTAATGATGATCCCAGTACGTTGGGGGCTACCAATTTTGCGAGTTTCCGAAGCGGCTGTAACGACTGAGCAGACACCCAGAGACCGATCCAAATTGATCGTTCCGGCATTGCCTGGATCAAGCAATTCTAATTCCGTACTTTTGGCAATGTCTTGTAAAACATTATGCGACATCGAGTTCTCCCTAAGATTGAAGTGAAAGTTTACATGTACCGGCGGCATCCCCAACTGCTTTCAGGAAACGAGCACCGACAAGGTTCGTAGGCATGGGTACCGACCGGGAGGCCGCTACCGTTGAGGTAATGTTGCCACTGCCTGTATGACAAACATCGTATGTCCCATCAAGGTCCTCTGACGAATACCAAGTAATTGTTCCGACACTAGTGCTACTAGGCATGTAAATATACCCATAGCGAAAACCACGGAAATCAATTGCCGTAGCATCACCGATGTTACCA